GCGGCACACAGTTAGCGCGCATGGTCACGCAGACTATCGGCAAACTTGGCCTAACCAACTTCCGCGCCTCGCAGTCGCAGGGCGCCATGGGGACTATCCAGCGTGTGAGCGGCGTCCAGTTCTTCGATCCGAAAACGGGCGACTTCAAGGGTATCGCCAACATCGTGCGCGCCCTGGCCCTGACGGAAAAGGACCTGAACAACCCACGCAGGGCAGGGATGCTCTTCCAATCAGCCTTTGGCGCGGTGGGCGCGCGCCAGGCCGGCCTCCTGGGTGATCCGACGACAGCGGCGCGCCTCACGGTGCTGGGAAACATGCTCGGCCCCCAGGGCTTGCCCACGCTCCCGTCGTATCAGCAGGCGTCGAACGCGATGACACAGGGGCGTTTCAATCAGGCGCAAGCCAACATGAATACAGCAATGACCCAGTTAGGCATTTTGTGGTTGTTCATCGCGACGGCAGGAGCGAACGCACTCGCGGCCTTTACGGCCAACCTGATCCGCTTCACGCAGCAGCATCCGCAGATGACGAAACTCATCGCAGGCTTTATCGCTGTTACAGCCGCCGTGGCGCTAGTGGTTGGCCCGATCTTGATGCTGGTCGGCCTCATCGGCGCGGCGTCCGTGGGCTTCGAGGTCCTCGGCGGGGTCGTCGCCGCAATCGCCACGATTGGCTTCGCGCCCTTCCTGGTCATCATCCTGGCTGTTGGCGCGGCACTCGTTGGCGTGACGTTGTTCATCATGAACTTCGGCAAGATCATGCATGAGGTCGGCGCGGGCATTCATAACCTCATGGTGATGCTCGGCCTTGTACATGCTCCGGCCGTCCCGACCCGGCCGCTCGGGGGCGCTCCCCCCGCGAGTCAAGTACAGGGACTTCAGTTACGCCATAATCATTACGAACTGGCGAAGGGTAATAAATGGTACTACCAGGATACGCGCACGAATAAGTGGATTCCTGACGGGAAGTACACCCCTGGGGGCGGTGGGGGGGCTATGCCCATGCACACTGGACCGATCACCATTGACCCGATCCATGTGCACGCCGCGGCGGGCATGGACGAGGAGAAACTGGCGGCCTCCACGGCGCGCCGGATCGGTGACGAGCTTGTTCACTCACTGACGAGTGGCGCGCCGTCAGTGTTCGGCCTGAGCCCGGTCCTCAATACGCCGGCGCCACGGTAAAACGGCCGGTGAGAGACACAGAAAGGACCTATCAGAGATGACGCAAATCACAGATGTACCACCCGCCAGGCAGGAGCTGGTTAAGCAGTGGCGGGCCGCGCTAGGGCGTGGCGACTGGCAGGCGATGCTAGCCGCCAAAGAGCAACTAGCGGTCAGGGTGGAATACGACCTGGCGATGGAGGTACGGCGGGCACAAAAAATCCTCGCCACCGCTACGACGCGATGGGATGCCGCGCAGACCGAGCGAGGCGTGGCGGGACAGGCGCTGGAGGACGCGCGCGAACGTGCGCCGCTGGCGTCCGAGCAGGCGGCCGTTGTCGTTGACCCGCGCAAGACGGCAGAAGCGCATGCCGCCGCGGCGTGGTGGCGCGACCAGATTCCGACGCGCGAGGAAGCGCTCCATGCCGCCGATGGGCGGTGTCGTGGCGCGGACCAGAGCGCGTCGGATGCCCAGGCGACCCTCGATCGGCTACTTGCTACAGCATACGCTCGCGTGCAGCCAGGCGCGAAAGAGGAGAACAAGGTATGACCACGATAGTACAGACCAAGACGCCGTTTGAACGATTTATTACGCGCCTGGTGGTCCAGGTCAAGCAGGGCGTGACCTTTGCGCCCCAAGAATTGCACCGTCTCATAGCGGCCTTCGCCTCCACTGAGGGTGTGCGATTCACGCGGGACGAGGTGGACGGCGTGATGGCCACCTTCTCGTCCCATGAGATTGCTCCTGCGACCGTCACCTTCTCGACCTCGACGGGCGCGCAACCGCGCGACGCCCAGGGGCGCTGGAGCGGTGGTCAGGATCGCTACCGAGGCAAAGCCTTGACGCCGGAGTACCGACAGCAATTGCTCGGTTATTCACCGATCGGGCGTCAGATCCTCACGGACGAAGCTGCTGGCGCTCCCGCGATGGCTTCAGGGGGCGGCACAGGCCGTAAAGCCGTGACGAATGACGACAAGCAGCAATCGCTCGTCTACGCGCGGCTTTGGCGCCAGATCTTCAAGGACGAGGCCGCTGCCGGCGTGCAGGCTAGGCGGTAGCGATGCCCCGCACCTGCACCGTGTGCTCTCATGACCAGCGAGGCGCCATCGAGCAGGAGATCGCTGCCACCACGTCCGCGCAAAAAATATCCGCGCTATTCCGCGTTTCACCCGACGCCGTGCAGCGCCATAAAGCGGAACACTTGCCTAAAACGCTCACCGAAGCGCGGAAGGCGGACGATGACGAGCGCGCGCTCGACGTGGTGAAGCAGTTGCGCGTCATCAATGGCGTGAGCTTGCAAATCCTGAACGAGGCGCGACAGGGCAAGGACCCGCAGACCGCACTCAAGGCAGTGGATCGCATCCACCGGCAGATCGAACTGCAAGCCAAACTCCTGGGCCAACTCGATGACCGGCCGCAGATCAATCTGCTGATGGCCCCTGAGTGGCTCCAGGTGCGCACGGCGCTACTCATGGCCCTCGCGCCCTATGCCGAGGCGCGGCAAGCCGTGGTGGCCGCTCTGGTGTCCATTGAAGCGGCTCCTGCGCTCGGGGCGGCATGATGGCGCTTGCATCCTCCATGCCTACGACGCCGACGCGGACGAAAGCGGCGATCGCGGCTGACCTGGTCCGTGCGCTCGACCCCGTGCTCCTGGCCGAGCAGATTGGCATTATACCCGACCCGTGGCAGGCTAACGCTCTCCGTAGTGCCGCGCAACGCGTGCTGATGTTGTGTTCCAGGCAATCTGGGAAGTCTACGATCACCAGTCTGCTCGCGATGCACACGGCGCTGTATGAGGCCGGGAGCCTCGTGCTCATCCTGAGCCCAAGCCTAAGACAGTCGAGTGAATGGTTTAAGAAGTGCCTGGCGACCTACCGCGACTTGGGCCGGCCAGTCCCACCCGAGAGCGAAACGGCGCTGACGTTAACGCTCGAAAATGGCAGCCGCATTGTCAGCCTCCCCGGCTCGAAGGACGGCACCATCCGTGGGTACAGCGGCGTCGATCTTTTAGTGGTAGACGAAGCGGCCTGGGTGCCGGATAGTCTCTACATGAGCGTGCGCCCTATGCTGGCCGTGAGTGGCGGCCGACTCATTGCCCTCTCCACGCCGCACGGCACGCGCGGGTGGTTCTACGAGGCGTGGCGCGGCGACGAAGCGTGGGAACGCTACGAGATCCCGGCGACGCTATGCCCCAGGATTTCGCCGGACTTCCTCGCCGAAGAGAGGCGCAACATGGGGCCGTGGTGGTATGACCAAGAATACATGTGCCATTTCAGCGAGGCCCAGACGCAGGTCTTTACCCGTGAAGAGGTCGAGAATGCGTTCCGCGAAGATGTTGAGATCTGGGAGTTATAGTCGATGCAACAACAAAAACGAAGGCTAATGGGTCCTGTGACCATCGGCGCCGACATCGGCCAGCGCGTCGACCCGTCCGCCATCGCCGTGGCCGAGGCCGAGACACGCGTGATTGAGGGACGGACGGAGACGGTCTACCACATCCACCACCTCGAACGGTTGCCGCTGGGGACTGGCTACCCCGCCGTCGCCGAACGGATAGCCACCGTCGCCGCTGGCGTCACAAAGAGGGGCGCGCTGGTACGGCGTCTGTACGCGGATTGTACCGGAGTCGGGCGTCCGGTGGTAGATATGCTGCCGCCGGCGCTCATCCGGCAGCATGTCACGACGCAGGTGTGGGCCGTGACGTTCACGTTCGGAGATCGCCGCACCGAACACACGTCCGAGCGCGAGGTCATCATGGGCAAAGCCTGGCTCGTCTCACGCCTAAAAGTCCTACTGCAAACGGATCGCATCTTATTGCCCAAAATGGACGAGGCGACGGCCCTGGTGAAGGAATTGCTCGACTACGAAATCCGGCAGAGGGACAACGGGAACGAGCAATTTGGGGCCTTCGCGGTCGGTAGTCATGACGATCTCGTGATCGCGCTGGGGTTGGCCGTGCAGGACGTGGCACGCGTGCCGGGCTCTCCCGTCGCCGGAGGCGTGCGCGTGGGCTTCCGGCCGGCGCCGCTACCGCGCCGGGGCTGGTAGCGGGTACGAATAGCAGAAGCAAGCAAGGAAGGAAGGACCATGTGTACCGACGACAACATGCCCCAGGGGGGCGACGCCGCGCGCGGCGAGGGGACCATCAGGCGACTCATCACCGATCGTGGCTTCGGGTTCATCCGACCAGCGCGCGCAAATGGTCCTATGCGGAATGATTTCTTCTTCCACGCCTCGCGGGTGGTCGGCTGCCGCTACGAGGAGCTAAGAGCGTGTCCACAAACCCACGGCCCTTCCACCTTACCTTCTGGCCGACCACGAGGTCCGTTGTTGCCAAAAAAGACGCGATCCTGCGTCCAC